TATACATTTTCAATATGAGAATATTTAAAACATCTCGTGGTTTTGAAATGGGTAATATTTACTGCTGGGACGGAGCAAATATGTTTAAAATTGTTGTATTTGCCAGTGTGTTGAAAAAAATTAAGCCAATTCTCAAGACTGGCGCATGGTTTGCTGCTAAAATTGAGAAGATTGATGAGAAGAATCCGCTTGTTCAGATTGACTCGTATAAACTTTCTTCTAGCGATGGTTTGATTTCTGTCAACGATTTTATAAAAAGGAAAAACTTGATAAAAGCATGATTGTTTGGTCTGATAATCAATTAGCAAAGTTTAGTGAGGGCTATGGTTATACCCCTGACTGCTTATATACCCACATCGGCAGCAGCGAGCTACCTATTCGTAGGAGCGTACCAACCAGACCAGAAGAAATTGGGCGCATTCAGATGGGCGTAAATCTTGGATACTTCGCCAAAAATGATTATCCAAACGAGATTGTTATTAACCACTCAGTGCCAGAGACTTTTGTAAAATCAATGCGTTATTCGGTGGGCTTTACTTTTTGGGAAACAAATAGACTTCCTGATGACTGGGTTCGTAATTGCAATGAGATGGATGAAATCTGGACCTGCTCAGTGGCAATGCAGGAAGTTTTTATTAATTCTGGAATAAAAAAACCAGTGCATGAATTTAAACTTGGTGTAGACCCAGATTTGTATAAGCCAGTTAAAAGAAAACCTCATAACCAATTTACATTCTTGTCTGTTGGATCTCCGGCAACACGTAAAAATTCTCAGCTATCACTTGATGCGTTTATTAAGGTTTTTGGGAATAACGACAACTATAGGCTTATTTATAAATCAAATGGGCCGCCAGACGCAAGGATAAAGACTGGGGATGCCATTGGTCCAATACAACACCCAAGGATTACTGTTATTGATGACGAACTTTCTCATGCCGATTTTGCTAAGATCTATGATTTGGCAGACTGTGTTTTGTTCCCCACAAGCGGTGAAGGCTGGGGTAATCTTCCGTTTCAAGGGATTGCCAAAGGAATACCAACAATATGTACAAACATTTTGGCATGCACTGAATTTGCAAACATGTCTGTTCCTCTTGATTTTGATTGGGATTCATCCACAACTTTTGGGCAATATGTTGGAGCCGGTGAATGGGCTAAGCCAAATTTCAATGATTTGTGTGATAAAATGAAATATGTTGCTGATAACTACGAAGCGGTTTCCGATAAAACATACAAGAATGCTCTTTGGATCAACAAAAACATGACTTGGCAAAAAGTCTCAGAAAAATATATTAAAAGAATGTGGGAAATATTAGAGGGGAATAAATGAAAATACATTATATTAGTTGCCATTCAATCCTTGAATACGATGAAGTACAGCTTCTGACTGATTTAGGTCATGAAGTTTTTTCTAACGGTGCTTATGTCGATCCTCGTGGACACATTACCCTTCCAAGGCCGGCGATTAAAGGTGCAAAATTTTATGAAGATTATGCAGCATTATCAATTTCTCACCCCAAAACCAAACTCCCCAGTGAGTTAATTGAACCGTTTGATGTCATAATTATAATGCATTCCCCAGACGTTGTTATTGAAAACTGGAAAAACATTAAGCATAAGAAAGTTGTTTGGAGAACAATTGGGCAATCAACTGAATCTGTTGAAGCATCTCTTACGCAGATGCGTGAAGAAGGGCTTAAGATTATAAGATATTCTCCTAAAGAGCGAAACCTTTCTAATTATATTGGTGAAGATGCCCTGATCAGATTTTGTAAAGACGAAGATGAATATAGTGGATGGAATGGTGTGGGGCAAAATGTTGTTTGTTTTGCACAGAGCTTGAAGGGAAGGAGATCCCACTGTCATTATGAAGAAATTATGTCAGTGATAGATAAATATGATGGCATGGTTTATGGTCCTGGTAATGATGATTTAGGTAGCAAAAACGGCGGGTCAGTTCCTCACCAGGTGCAGGTAGCCAAAATGCAAGAATCTAGAGCTATGATTTATGCTGGAACTGCTCCGGCATCGTACACACTTTCTTTTATTGAAGCTATGATGCTTGGGCTTCCGATTGTTGCAATTAGCAAAAAACTTGCTCACATAATTTATGATTTTGATTTTTATGAGGTTGATGAAATCTTAGCCCAGATTGGTGGTCTAGTTTGCGATGATGTCGGGCAGATGTTTGAAAAAACAAAGATGTTATTAGATAGTGACGAATTAGCCAAAGATATTAGTGAAAAACAAAGAACTTTGGCTATTGAAATGTTTGGTAAGAAAAAAATAATTAAACAATGGGAGGAATTTTTAGGTTCATTATGATAAACACTGGAGATTTTATACGCGAGTTCCCCGTAGTCCATCACAACGACAGGGATGGTGAAGCGGTGCTGATGACGGAGTTTCTGAAGCTAAGGGGTCCATTTAAATCATTACTTGACATCGGAAGCCATCGTAGCGCCTCATATTATGCCAAAACTATTCGCGGCTTAACCGAACGCTACGATGCAATTGATATTTTGCATGACCCAGAAGTGGAAGCAATCTGTGACAACTATTATCAAGGAAATGTCAATAATACGGAGTTTGATATCAAATATGAAGCGGTTATCTGTGTGTCTGTAATTGAACATGCAGGGTCATTTACCTACAAAGCTGATCCCTACACTGAACAGATGGCTATGTTTAAGCGTTGTCTTGATCTGTCATCTAAATATGTTTGGATTAGTTTTCCGGTTGGTCAACCCTATGTTTACGCTAACGAGTTATCGGTGATAACTGAGAATCAACTTAGCGCATGGGAGAAGATGGTCGGGGATTTTAAGTTGAATCAAACATTTTTGTATAGCCAAGGTCCACAAGCAGGTCACGCTTGGCATCAGTATCAAAAGCGTGATGTAGCGGTGAAAATCCCTTACATAGATTTTATTGGCAACCAAAGCATTTGTGTTATGGAAATTGAGAAGTGAATGTATTTACAGACTTTCACCACAATTCACTTTTAAGATCATTTGTCCTTTTATTTGAGAACCGGCTAGGAGCCAAAGTATATAGACCAATCGGCATGGAATGGTTTTACGAAGGGTATTGGGCTATTAATGATCTTGAAGAAACGGCTAAACAGTTTTTAGACACAAAAACTACTATTATCGCTGACAAAACTCCGGCTTTAAATGTCGTCAGCTCTATTGATGATTATATTTATAATGTTTACGATCCAGGGCATGTAACAACTCATAAAGCAATTTCCTTAAATACTTTTAAAGAAATAAAATTTGATTATATTATAGCTTCAATACCACAACATGTTGATATTTTTAAAGATTTAATTAAAAAATATCAACCTAATGCTAAATTGATTATTCATTTTGGTAATAACTGGGTGGAGCCTGAAGATGGTAGCAATGTAATGGCTTCAGTTAAAGGGCAGGGTTGGAATAAATCAAATGTTGTTTATTACCATCAAGAGTTTGACACAAATCTTTTTAAACCTATTAATGAATTTGGGTTTAAAAAAATAAGTTCTTACATACATGTTTTAGAAAAAAATAAAGGCTGGGTTGATTTTTTAAATATTGAAAATTATTTATTAGATAAAAAAATTGTTTTAAAAAGTTACGGTGGGCAATGCCGAGATGGGTCCCTTGATGGAGCAGAAGCAGTGTCAAAATCTGTACAAGGAAATGATTTTGTTTTTCATGTAAAACACACAGGTGATGGTTATGGTCATGCTCTTTATAACGCATATGCATGTGGTAAGCCAACTATAATCCGCAGCTCGTATTATAAAGATCATTTAGGTGAAGAATTGTTTAATGATGACAACTGTATTGATTTAGACAAGATGAGTTTTGATGATGCTGTAAATAAAATCGTAGATGTAATCAATGATATTGATCAATTAAAAACTATGTCGGGTAATGCTTACAGGGCTTTTACTAATGCAGTTAATTTTGAGCAGGATGCAGAAAAAGTAAAAAATTGGCTTGCAAATTTGTAGATTTATAGCGTAATTTCGCACACTGATGTGATATCATTGTTTAAATTTCACGGAAAGAGAGTCGCATGTTAGTTGTTGATAAAAGAAAAGGCGATCAAATGCCAGTGCACGAGGTTATCCCAACCCCGAGTGTTGGATTAAATAGGGCACTTGGAGGCGGTTTAAACTCTGGGGCTACTCATTTATTTTGGGGAACCCCGTCTGTTGGTAAAACAACAATGTGTTTTAGAATTATTGCAGAAGCCCAAAAGATGGGATACCGGCCAGTTATTGTGGATTCAGAGTCATCATATAATGATGAGTACGCAAAGAAATGCGGGATCAATATTGATGATGTCGTTATTGTTCAGTCAACAGTCGTTGAAGACATTATGAAAAATATTATTACATATCTTAGTGATGATAAAGAAAAACACATTTTCTTGTTTGACTCACTATCAAATATTGTTAAAGAAGAATTTTATGATAAGCCTGAAAGTGGTAAGGCAATGGGATTGTCTGCTCGCTCTCAAGGCTATTTTCTACAGAAATTAGTAAACTATCTTCACAAAGAACGCAACATTATGCTATTTGTTGCTCACCAAACAGTTGATCTTAGCGGTATGTATGCAATTACTAAAGCAAAGATGGGCAATACAGTCCATCATAACATGTCAAATATTGTTAAATTGTTCTTGTCTATGTCTAAAGCCGAAATGGAAAGAGAAGGTAATAATATGATTACCAGTCAAAAAGCAACATGGACTGTAGAGAAAACAAAGCAATGTCCAACAATCGGCAGCACAGGCTACTACTATGTTCTTCCGCAGTTGGGTCAAATTGACACGAAGAGAGAATTGATTGATATTGCTATTGAAATGGACATTATTCAACGCAAAGGTGCATGGTATACCTATAAAGAAAGTAGATGGAACGGTTTATCAAGCATTGAATTATCAACAAAAGAAGTTAATGAGCTTGAAAAAGCAATTAAGGCGTAAATGAAACGAACTGAAAAAGAAGAAATTAAAAAGGATAAAGCCAAGGCAGTTAAGAATTCTGGTCGTGGTCTTAAAAAAGGCGATGCATCTTTGAATAAGTTTCTTGTTGACTATAAGCACAATGGAAAGACATTCACTCTCACCCATGAGAACTGGCTTGAGCACCGAAAAAATTCTTGGAACTCAAACTATCGTTATCCTTGTATTTCTGTCGTGTTTGGCAAAGATTCCGAGACGAAGGTTGCTATAGTGGAGTGGGAAGTCTTCAAAGAACTCATAGAAGGGTCGGATTATGAATAAAACATTTGGAAGTCTTTTTGCTGGCGTGGGCGGTTTTGATATGGGGATGGAGCAGGCAAATTGGAAATGTGAGTGGCAAGTTGAGTGGGACAAACATTGCCAAGGTATTCTGTCTAAGCATTGGCCGGATGTCCCAAAATATTGGGATGTGCAAGATGTTGATGGTGCAAAGATAACACCGGTTGATTGCATTGTCTTTGGGTCTCCCTGCCAGGATCTCAGCGTTGCTGGAAAGGGTGGTGGTCTTGAAGGTTCAAGATCGGGTTTATTTTATCAAGCTATTCGTATCATAAAGGAGATGAGAAATGCAACTGGAAATCAATTTCCAAAATGGTCAATCTGGGAAAATGTCCCAGGTGCCCTCACAAGCAATCAAGGAAACGACTTCGCAAAGGTCATTGACGAAATGGCAAACATCGGGGGGCTGGCGATTGAATGGCACATCTTGGACGCACAATGGTACGGAATCGCCCAAAGAAGAAGGCGTATTTTTGTGCTTGCTTGCTACGATCCTGGAACCGCTGCAAGATGTCCCGAAAAAATACTATCTGTCCCCGAAGACAGCAAGGGGGATATTAAACAGGGCAGGAAAAAAAGGAAACAAATTGCCAGACAAACTTCAGAAAGCCTTGGTCAACCTAGCGTCTATGGTGAAACCGGACATGGAAAGTGGAGAGACGGAGGAGTAAGTCTGCGGGCTACGGATTACAAACGCCCTGAAGCAAATATCGTGGCGGAACCTAGTACCGTAGCAGAGCCTTTTGTTAAAGTCAGAAGAGCCCAAAGTCAAGATGATTTTGAAACATGGGCTGGTGGTGATGTGTCTCCAACACTTAACGCATTTGATAATGGTGGAGAAAGCAGAGCAACTGTTCTTATAGTTGATGGTCCAATCTCTTTTCACGCTAAGCAAGATCCTGTTTCCTCGCACAACA